TATCTGAAATTCAAGACTTGTGGACAAAAGATGCTAAGATCAACGAGTTGGATCTTGGTAAATCTTCGGTTCAAATCGCCGAACTACATGCAAAATATCTTAACATCCTGACCAATACTAAATTGCAACTTCGCAAATGCGAGGCAGACTACTTGCGCTTACGTCGCAGTAAGTTTAAATACTATCGTGGTGAGATGACACGCGAAGAACTTGAAGAACTTGGGTGGAATCAATTTCAAGGATTAAAACCTCTGAAGAATGAGGTAGAAGATATTGTTAACTGCGACGAAGATGTTATTCGTTGTATTGACAAAGTAGAATACATGAAAGCGATGCTCTACCAATTAGAGCAAATTATCCGTTCGCTAAATGGTCGTGGTTGGGAAATCAAGAATAGTATCGAGTGGCTTAAATTCACGCAGGGTATTGGATAAAAAACACAATAGACTTCTATAGAATTATAAATAAATGATATGGAGAAACAAATGTATCATATCATTTACAAAACAACAAACCTACTCAGCAGACATTTTTATTATGGTGTCCATTCTACTGAAAATTTAAATGATGATTATTTGGGATCTGGGAAAAGACTTTTGAATGCAATCAACAAATACGGGAAACAAAACTTCATGAGAGAGATTGTTTCGTTTCATGACACTCGTGAAGAAGCACTATACTTCGAAAAAAAATTAGTAACACCTGAATTGCTCAAAGAGCATAAGTGTTATAACATAGTCGAAGGAGGTGGTGCACCACCGAAGCATTTGGTTGTTGGTAAGGATTCCAGTTTGTTGTTGCGAGGTGACGATAGAACACCAAAGCAGAAACTGGCATCCAAACTTCATTCAGAAAGAATGTTAGATAGACCTGCTCCGAACAAACAAATAACAACATTGTGGGATAAAACCTTTCCATCGAGAAAAGAAGCGAAAGATTATTTCGGTATTACAGAAGCGCAGTATCAGTATATGATAAATTGCGATAAAAATTTTAATGATGCTCAAGAACTGAAGGCATATATTTGGGCAGAAAGAAACCGAAAAATTGGTGAGAGTAGATTATGCCAGACTTAACAGTTACCAAGAAAGATGAAGTCTACTTGAATATCGAAAGCGATCCGTCGATTGCTTCCGAGTTGAATGACTACTTCACTTTCGACGTTCCTGGCGCAAGATTTATGCCAACCTACAAGGCAAAAATGTGGGATGGTAAAGCACGAATGTTCAACATGTGGACCAAAGAACTTTACGTTGGTCTGCTTCCATACCTTAGAGAGTTTGCCGCAAGATCAGACTACGAGATGGATGTTAAAATGGAACCTATTGGTGATCCAGTTGACATTGAGTACCTAGAAGAATTCGCAGAGAGTCTGAACCTTACTTCACAAGGTAAACCGATTCAGGCGAGAGAATATCAAATCGACGCTGTCAAGTATGCGATTCGTATTGGTAGAACTCTGCTCCTCTCACCCACCGCATCTGGTAAATCTCTAATTATCTATCTACTGCTGCGTTACCACCAGAAGTTTAATCGCAAACAATTGGTCATAGTTCCTACAACATCACTAGTCGAACAGATGTATGGCGACTTCGCTGATTACTCGCACAATGATACTACATGGCATGTTGCTAATAACTGCTCTAAAATTTACGCTGGGTTTGAAAAGTCAAACCAAGCAAACATCGTTATCTCGACATGGCAATCCATCTACAAGTTGCCGAAAAAGTTTTTTGATGAATTTGATGCTATCTACGGAGACGAAGCGCATCTTTTTAAGGCAAAGTCTCTTACCTCGATCTTTAATAAATGCACCAAGACTAAGTTTCGCATCGGAACTACTGGTACTCTCGACGGAACGAAGACTCACAAGTTAATTCTCGAGGGTCTTTTCGGCAAGGTTCATAGGGTAATTACTACCAAAGAACTGATGGACAATAAAGATCTTGCTGATTTGAAAATCACCTGTCTCCTTCTAGACTATACAGACGAAACTAAAAAAGCAGTTAAGAATAATACATACCAAGAAGAAATGGACTGGTTGGTTAAGAACCACAAACGAAATGTAGTTATTCGCAATCTCTCTGTGACACAAAAAGGTAACACGCTAGTTCTGTTTCAATTCGTAGAGAAACACGGCGATGTTCTATATAAAATGATCAAAGAAAAGGCAGGAACTTCTAGAAAAGTTTTCTTTGTTTATGGTGGAACAGATACAACACACCGAGAACAGATTCGTGCTATTACTGAGAACGAAACTGATGCAATTATTGTTGCCTCCTACGGTACCTTTTCTACGGGAATAAATATACGTAACCTCCATAACGTGGTGTTTGCTTCCCCATCTAAATCTCGCATTAGAAATCTTCAGTCTATTGGTCGCGGATTAAGAAAGGGAAATCAGAAAGAACGATGCAATCTTTTTGATATTGGTGATGATTTGTCTTGGAAGTCAAAGAAAAATTATACGCTGAATCATATGGTCGAGCGCATCAAAATTTATAATGAAGAAGGTTTTAACTACAAGATTGTAAGGTTGGCAATTGATGACTGAATATTATACTAGACTTCTAAAACTAAAAGATGGAGAGATGATAATGTGCTTCACCGATGCTGTTGGGACAACTGATCTAGAATCTAGAAAAACAATTAGTGTAAAGAATCCTGTTCAGATTCTTCCTTACCAAGTGTCAACACCGAATGGAACAGCAGAAGGATTTGCTTTCAAATCGTGGTTACCCATCTGTGAAGGAGCAGAATTTCAGATTGCTTCTGACAGCATTATGATTGTGGGAACATTAAAATCAGATGTTCAAACCCAGTATACCTCATATCTTGAGATGAGGGATAATCCACCTGTCGATGAAGGTAATGACTTCGAAGATTGGCATACAGACCTTTTAAGAAGAAGTAAGCTACTTAACTAGAAGGTTTATTTCATAGACGACATAGTCTTTATACCTCGAATACGACAACTAGTCAATAGAATTGTTGAATAAAAAGTTTAAAAAAACTATTTACTTTTCAGTGTTTTCGAGGTATGATGAAAGTTATATTAATAAGGATTTATGATGTTAAAGCCAAAAACTAACGTACATTACGTAAACAATAAAGAATTTCTTACTGCCATTGTGGCGTATCGAGAAAAGGTTATTGCTTCTAAAGAAAATGGCACACCGAAACCTCGAGTTCCGAACTATATCGGTGAGTGTTTCGTTAAGATCGCAAACCATCTTGCATATAAAGCAAACTTTATCAACTACACATATCGAGAAGAGATGGTGTTAGATGGTATTGAGAACTGTATTACGTATGTTGACAATTTCGATCCTGCTAAATCCTCAAATCCTTTTGCTTACTTTACTCAGATTACATACTATGCCTTTCTGCGTCGAATCCAGAAAGAGAAGAAGTATATGGCGACCAAGTATCGCTATATTCAGAACCTAGATGTCAGCAGTATTATTACCGAAGACGCAGATGGATCTGAGCATACCAATGAGTTTATCAACTATCTTCGTAAGCAAATCGATGATTCGTATGATAATTCTTTCGAGAATCAACCACCAAAGAATCCTATGCCGAAACGTCGACCAAAATATTTTGATAAGAAGGAAGAAAAAACCCTTGACTCTTGATCAAGTTTAGGGTATAGTGGTTCTATAAACAGTTTATAGGAGTTTATGTTATATGAATAAGTTTTTTAAATGGGTTTCTGAAAATACCACTGGTCTTTTATTTACTGCTGGTCTTGGTATTCCTCTTTTTCTTCTGTTGTATATTGTCGCAAAACATGACGATGAAGTCACTCAAGTTACTCGACAGAATGCAGGATGCATTTATCTAGAATCGAGTCGTCTTGGTGTCAATCAACACTATATGCTTTGCGATGGTAATATTAATCTTGTGCATCTTGCTGGTGATGGTGAAATTCCTACAGTTGAAGCCGTCGATGTAATTCAGAATGCGGTTGATGAACCTGCTTCTGCTACCGTATCAACCCCTGCTAAGTGAGACTATTATGATAATCAATACACAACTTCTAACTAATGACATAGTTTCAGACATGCAAGAAGACGCAGGTGAATCATCACTAAATGCCAACATCTATCTTGACATTCGTGGTGTAACAACTTCTGAAAAAGCAAAGATTCGAGTAATCCTTGATCAATTTTATGCAGACATTCGTAAGGCGATTCTCACTGCATGAAAGTTGCACTAATCACCGACACTCACTTTGGTGCACGATCGGACTCAATTCCGTTTGATAACTTCTTTAATAAATTCTATACAGAAGTTTTCTTCCCCCATCTTGAGCGTGACCAGATCAAAACGATTATCCATTTAGGAGACGTTTTTGATCGTCGAAAATACATTAACTTTAATACGCTGAAGAAGTGCAAAGAATATTTCTTCGATCGAACCGTCGATCTTGGTATCGATGTTCATATGATCGCAGGAAATCACGACACGTTCTTCAAGAACACCAATGAAGTCAATGCACTTGATCTTCTGCTGCGAGAATATCCAAATGTAATTACCTATTCCGAAGCAGAAGATATTATCGTTGACGGTAAAAACGTATTACTAGTTCCTTGGATTTGTTCGGGTAACTATGATCAGACTATGGAGATTGTTAATGCCTCGAATGCACAAGCCGTATTTGGACACTTTGAATTTGCAGGTTTCCAAATGTATCGTGGGCATACGAATGACCATGGAATGGATACAAAACATTTTGATAGATTTCCTCTTGTTTGTTCTGGTCATTTCCACCATCGTAGTCGCATTGGCAATGTGGTTTATCTTGGTAATACTTATGAGTTTACTTGGTCTGATTATAATGATCCCCGAGGGTATCACATCTATGATACGGAAACTAATGAGATAGAATTTTTTGAGAACCCGAACAAAATATTTCATAAAATCTATTATGATGACACTGTTGGTCATATTGATTTGCTTGATCTTAGTGAATTTGTTGGGACTTGTGTTCGGTTGGTCGTCGTAAAGAAAACAGACTTCTATAAGTTTGATCGATTTGTTGACAAATTATACGATTGCAACCTACTAGAACTGAAGATCATTGAAGACTTCTCTGAGTTTGAGACTGAAGCAATTGATGATGAAGAATTTAATGTTGAGGATACTATGACTGTTCTTTCAGATTTCGTCGATACTATCTCAACTGATTTAGAAAAGACTCGGATCAAGTCTATTTTACAGACTCTCTATGTCGAGGCACAGAACGTTACAGTATGATAAATTTTACAGTACTTCGATGGAAAAATCTTCTGTCGACTGGTAATCAGTTTACAGAAATTAAATTAAATCGTTCTCCCAGCACACTAATCATTGGTGAGAATGGTGGTGGTAAATCGACTATGCTCGATGCGCTTTGTTTTGTTCTTTTCAATAAACCATTTCGTAACATCAACAAACCACAGTTGATAAACTCTATCAACAAGAAGAACATGCTGGTAGAGATCGAATTTCAAACTGGTCGTAAATCATATAAGATTGTGCGGGGAATCAAACCAAATGTGTTTGAGATTTATGCAGATGGTGAACTAATCAATCAAGACGCTGCTGCTCGTGACTACCAAAAGTATCTTGAAGAATCAATTCTTAAGATGAATTATAAGTCGTTCACCCAGATTGTTATTCTGGGAAGCGCATCCTTTACTCCATTTATGCAACTTCCTGCGTTTACTCGTCGTGAGATTATTGAAGACATTCTTGACATTCAGATCTTTACTACGATGAATAGTGTGTTGAAGGATAAACTTATTGAGATCAAAGATAAGTTGACTGCTGCAGATAGTCGTCTCGAGGTTCTAAAGCAAAAAGCAACTCTACAGAAAGAATATGTAGATACTCTTGAAGCAAACAAGGAGAAACGATCAGATGAAATTCAATCACGCATTTTCTTTGGTGAACGAGCAATCATCCAGTTCCAGAGTCTCGTTGCTACGCTTGAGAGTGAAAAGGTTGCGCATGAGGATGCTTCGGCAGCACTCGGAGATCTCGCATCAAAACAAAAGAAACTCGATCAATTTAAAACCAAGTTTTCCACTCAACTCCGAGATCTTCAAAAGGAGGTGGCGTTCTATGAAGGCACAGATGAGTGTCCGACGTGTAGGCAAGGGATTGCTCATGATCATAAAGAGACCATCGTATCATCCAGACAAGAGAAAATCCAAGAACTATCTTCAGGAATGGAAAAACTCCAGAAAGAATTTACAAAACTTGAAGAACTTATCGCGGAGAATGATGTTCTTTCCGAACAAATTTCAGGACTGAATAAAGAGATCATTACTCACAACAATGAAATTATTGTTGAACAGAGATTAATCCAAGCACTCAATCTAGAACTGAATGACATTGCTACTAAGACTGCAGACATTGATGGTGAGAAAGATAAACTAAAGACATTCGCGAAGGATGTTCTTGCTCAGAATTCCGAGAAAGCGAACCTGAATGAAGAAAAGCATTACATGGACGCTGTTTCGACATTACTCAAGGACACTGGTATTAAGACTAAAATTATTCGGCAGTACCTTCCAGTTATCAATAAATTGGTGAATAAATATCTAACTGCCATGGACTTTTTCGTTCAGTTTAATCTAGACGAGAAGTTTGACGAAACGATTAAGTCTCGTCACCGTGATGACTTTAGTTATGCTTCGTTCAGTGAAGGTGAGAAACAAAGAATTGATTTGGCGCTGCTGTTTACTTGGCGTACAATCGCTAAGATGAAGAACAGTGTTGCGACTAACCTGTTGATTCTTGATGAAGTGTTCGACAGTTCTTTGGATAACAATGGAACTGACTACATAATGGCGCTGCTAGATACTCTTGGTGAAGAAACAAATACATTTGTCATAAGTCATAAGGGCGACCAACTGTTCGATAAGTTCCGCAGTCTTATTAAGTTCGAGAAGAAAAACAATTATAGTGAAATGGTGGTATAATGGAACTGTTGAATATAAGCAATCCGATTCTGCGTGATATTCCGACTGAATTCAATTTTGAAACACAGAATGCACAAGAACTCGCCGATGCTCTGTGGGTTAAGTGTCGAGAACTGAAGGGACTTGGTCTTTCTGCCAATCAAGTTGGTATCGATGCAAAGGTTTTCGTTATGGGAACTGATGAAACAAACAGAAAGAATATCTTTAATCCAACGATTGTTTCTCTTTCTGACAAAAACAATATTGCGACTGAAGGTTGTCTGAGTCTTCCTGGTATTTGGTTGAACATTCGCCGACCAGAGGAAGTTACCATTTCATATCGCAATGTTCAAGG